GTGGCCATCAACAATATGATTGACGAGGTTAAGAAGCCAGTCGATCCAGAAGCTGGTGGTGCTGCACGCAAGGCTGAATTGCAGTCAATCAAGCAGACGGCCACTGATTGTAAAGAACTGCTGATAGAGCGTCAGCGTCTAGAACAAATGATTAAAGACCTACAAGACAATGGAGGGATCGAAGAAGCCAAAGACTACAGCGGAGGTTTCGCTGAAAGATTCTCTAAGTAACTGGCAGGAGCTTGTTGCTAGATTTGAAGAGTCCAGAATAAAGAGGGATTACATGTTCTGGGACGATATGTGGAACGAGGGTTAGGGGGGGGGACTATATATGTGTCCACTTTTCGGCGAGTATCTCCTCAAGCTTATACCTTGTAGAAAGAGTAACTGGTTACATGTGGGTTCAAGTCCCACCTCGCCGACTTTAGTATATTTGCATTATGGCCAGAGTTAAAAAGCGGGACTACAAAAAAGAGTATGCTAAGTACGGAAGTGGCGGTAAAGCCAAAAGATACAGAGCAACACTTAATCGCATTGCTAGAAGACTCGGTGTATATGGAAATGGAGACGGTCTAGACAATGCTCATGTAGGCACCTCTGATAGAACAACACCTCAGCCAGAATCTCAAAACAGAGCAAATAACAGACCCAGAAGACGTAGAAGCAGATGAGACTTAGAAAAACACCAGGAGAAAGGGGTGCTTCCAGAAGAGCTCGTCGGGCTGAAAGAAGACGTGGTAGGGTTACTGAGAAACAAGGTACACAACAGGAGGCCGAAGAGTTCGAAAAAGATTTTGGATACCCTGTCGCAGGAGCTTTTAGGCCAAGGGAGAGAGATATTACAATATTCCCTGGGGCTGACGATTCCGTTCGTGAGCATGAATTTGTGCACTCAGAGCAGTATGGACCACTTCGGGCTCTTTTGGATGCCCCCAGAGTTCAAGACCCTGCTACCCGCCGAGCTGCGAGAGTGATAACCAGAAGAATGCCTCAAGAGGTCTACGATAAGCTAATTCTTCCTCCTTCAGATGTCGATCCATCAGCTACATTTTATGCTGATCGAAAGGGTGAGTTTAGCCCTCTTAAGTTCATGATAGATAGCCCTATTGAGTTTGAGGCTATAGTCAGAGCTGGAGCAAACTCTCCATATGTCAAAGACATTGACTTCAATCAAGACTTTGACACCATTGTGGCTGATCTGTTCGCTCTACCTGAAAATCAAACAGACACAAATGTTAGGCTTCTTAGGTCCTCTATGGCAGAGGCAAAATTAGATGATCGACAAAAAGATTTGTTTTTAAGATCAATTCGATCTAACTTGCGCCCATGAAGTATATCGCCATTTTAATTTCAATTTCATTTTTGTTCGCTAGCTGTGCCCCTCATTCAACCATCAGCAAGCACAAGAGATATCACAACTGGAAACAAGAAGGTCCAGAATTCCCTTCTATTGGGAACCTCGGTTACAACGATAGTTGCGAGGATCTAAACAACTGCTGATATTCAGCCTGCGCTCGTAGCTCAGTTGGATAGAGCATCTGCCTTCTAAGCAGACGGTCACAGGTTCGAATCCTGTCGGGCGTACAATTCAATTTATGAGCAACTTAATAGACATAGAGGAGTATGAACACCCAGCGATTGCCATTTGTCCCAAGGGTACGAAAGGTGAGACTGTCGAGCTTGGTGGGTTGGTCATTGTTCTTCCCTCTAAGCCCCCCAAGAAGCAGATTTCAGGACATGACCTCCCAAAGCGTATGCAAATGTGGGAGAAGAAGCCTATGCCTGCAGAGCTGTCTAGGATTAAGTCTATGGATGAGTGGCTCGAAATGCCAAGGGAGTTTAGACAAAAGTTTCATCCGTATATCGAAGAGGAGTTTAGGCGTAGGCGTGAGGGTTTTTGGTTTTATAACAACGGTACACCTACATATATTACGGGGCGTCACTACATGATGCTTCAGTGGACGAAGTTTGATGTAGGGAATCCTTCGTATCTTGCGTTTCAGCGGGACATTTTTTTACACATGGCTGCGTGTGAGGCCGACCCCCGCTGTATAGGCCAACTTTACACCAAGTGCCGTCGTTCAGGATACACCAATATCTGTGCATCAGTATTGGTAGATGAGGCCACACAGGTCAAAGACAAGCTCTTAGGTATCCAATCTAAGACGGGTAAAGACGCGCAGGAAAATATCTTCATGAAGAAGGTTGTGCAGATGTTTAGGCATTACCCCTTCTTCTTTAAACCCATTCAAGATGGTACCACAAACCCACGCATGGAGCTGGCTTTTCGCGAGCCGAGTAAGAGAATCACGAAGAACAATAAGACTTCGCAGAAGGGCGAGGCTCTTAATACGGTAATCAACTGGAAGAACACCACGAACAACGCTTACGATGGTGAAAAACTTCATATATTGTACCTCGACGAGGCTGGAAAATGGGAAAAACCTACAGACATAAGAGACGCCTGGAGGATTCAGAGGACCTGTTTGATCGTAGGTCGAAAAATCGTAGGAAAGGCTCTGGTGGGAAGCACCGTAAACCCCATGGACAAAGGGGGGAAAGAATACAAGGATTTATGGAGGGATTCGAATCCAAACGAAAGAAACGCAAATGGGAGGACCAGGACTGGACTATATAGACTGTTCATCCCAGCCTACGAATCTCTAGAGGGTTTTTTTGATCCATACGGGAACCCTGTAGTAGAAGACCCAGAAAAGCCAGTCGATGGTTTGGACGGAGAGTATATCTATCAGGGGGCTAAAACTTATCTCAAGAACGAGCGCCAGGCCCTTATTGAGGATGCCTCTGAGCTTAACGAGGTAATCAGGCAATTCCCATTTACAACGGATGAAGCGTTTAGAGACAGTATTGAAAGCACTCTGTTTAACATATCTAAGATATACGAGCAGATTCAGTACAATGATGATCTATACCCAAACCCAGTAGTTGTAGGTAACTTTGTTTGGAAGAACGGGGAGAAGGATACAGAGGTTGTATTTAAGCCAGATCCGAATGGTAGGTTTCATGTCGCTTGGATGCCTCCAGATGAGCTGAGAAACAAAAAGAAAGAGGAGAGAGGTAAGCGTGTTGCGCCTAACTCACATATCGGTGTCGGAGGTGTTGACTCGTATGATCTGGATGCAACCGTAGACGGTCGAGGGTCTAAAGGTGCCCTGCACCTCTACAATAGATTCAACATGGAGCACCCTTCGAATATGTTTGTCGTTGAGTACGCCTCAAGGCCACCTCTCGCAAAGATATTCTACGAAGACGTGCTTATGTGTGCTTTCTTTTATGGTTATCCAATACTAATTGAGAACAACAAGTACGGCATTGCAAGATACTTTGAATCAAGAGGTTATGATGGATATCTACTTGACAGACCAAGTCACCTTGTTGCTGGGAATAGTCAAATAAAAACAAAAACAAAAGGTATCCCATCTAACTCTCAGGATGTGATTCAAGCTCACGCCCATGCTATTGAAGCGTACATCCATGACCACGTTGGTGTGAACCACGATACTGGCGAGTATGGGAACATGTACTTGAACAGAACCCTTGAGGATTGGATCGGATTTAAGATTGACAACAGAACAAAGTTTGACCTTACAATCAGTTCTGGTTTGTGCCTTTTGGCTGCCCAAAAAGAAAAGCCTAAGCCCAAAAGCAACTTCTCTGAGCGTAAATTCTTTAGGCGATATAAAGTAATCGGGTAATTCCTATATTTGCAGATATAAAAGGAATTCCCAAATGCAAGACAACAAAGGTACCAAGAACGGGTTTCCCGATCCGCTTGCTACCCCTGAAGATAAGTCAAAGAAGGCTTATGGCATCCAATATGCCAAAGCTATTGACTCTCAATGGGGGCGAATGACGGATACAAGCAGCTTGGTTGGTAAGAGGAACAGGATTTTTGAGAGGAGTAGAGACTATGCCACAGGCAACCAGGATACAAACATCTACAAGCAGCTACTGAATAGCCTTGACCCAAACAATGGGGATGGCAGCTTGATGAACCTTGATTTTACTCCTGTACCCATTCTCCCAAAGTTTGTCAGGATTGTAGTCAACAAAATCCTTTCTCGCAGACTCTACCCAAACCTTGAGGCCGTAGACCCTCTCTCTACT